CCCTCGCCCAGCCGACCCGCGTGCCGGGTTTCGGCGGCGTACTGTCCAACGTCATGCCCGTCTTCCAGCAGTTCGAGAAGGACAAGCGCGCCGCCGAGGAGGCACGCGCCGCCGACATGGAGAAGCTGGGTCTGGCGCGCATAGGCGTGGGGGATGCCGAGATCAAGACTGCGCTGGACTTGCAGGAACTGCGGGCGCGGTATGCCAAAGCGCAAGAGGACGCGAACAAGCCTGACTATCGCGTGGTGCCCGAAGGCGGCAGCCTCGTTAATCTGCAAGAGATCATGAAACTTCCAGTGTACACGGCAGAACAGGTTGCTGTTATGAGCCAAGACCCTGCCAATCGTGGGAAAAAGTTCCGCACGGTTGACGGCCGCATTTTGGAGATGTGACGTGGCTGAAGACCCCTACATCAAAGCAGGTGCCAGACCCGTTACCTCCGGCGGCGAAATCCGGGGTCCGGGATACGCTACGGCGCAACAGAAAAGTCTTGCTGATCTGACAAAAACGTATGCAGACATCGACGCTCAACGTCGTCGCCTCGACATGGATCAAGCGCGCCTCAATCGGCAGCTTAAAGAGCCGGTGCCCGAGGCACCCAAGCCCGCAGCGCAGAAGACGCGCGAAGCGATGATGCTGAAGCGTGGTGAGGTGATCGGCGCGAAGGCTGCCGAGCAAGAGTTTGCGCTGCCCAAAGTGGAGCAGAGCGTTTCCCGCGCGTTCCAGTCGGCGCAAGAGTTGCTGAAGAACCCCGGCTTCGAGGCGGCTACCGGCTTACCTAACCCGCTCAAGGGCGGCTTCGGTGTTTTTAATATCCCCGGCACGCCGGCCGGCGACTACGCAACCGCGCTAAAGGGCGCGATGTCTGAAGCCTTCACGCCGGCCTTTGAAGCACTCAAGGGCGCGGGCGCGATCTCGGAGTTCGAAAGTAAGTCTGCGCTTGCTGGACTGGCTAACCTTGGCACCGGCATGAGCGAGGCGCAGTTCAAGCGCGAACTGCAGAAGTACGTTGATAAGCTGGCAACCGGCCTCGACGTTGCGCGCAAGCAGGCGGCCATGGGCGGCAGCCCCTTCACCTACGAAGACCTGATGCGTGAGAAGCGCCGCAGGGCAGAGACGAAAGGGCCGCGCTGATGGCTGAGCCGCTTCGCGTCAACATCCCATACCCACGTCGCGTAGAAGAGTTGCGCGACGAGGAACTTGATTATCTCGTCGGCGAGTATGGCAAAACCGACGCGCAAACCGGGCAGCTCTCGGACGAAGAGCTGGACGAGTTGCTGATGCCTTACACGCGATCCGGCGCTGAAGCGCCCGAGATCGTGGTCACGGCACCGCGCATCGCGCAGCCCGCGCCTGACCTCACGGCCGGTGAGATGGTGGCGGGCGGCGCTCGCGAGTTGGCGGGCGGCGCTCTGTTTGAGTTCAGCGACGAGGCAGAGGCGGCTGCCCGCGCTCCCTTCTCCGACAAGAGCTATGACGAAATTCTGCGCGACATCCGCCAGAGCCGGGCGCGTTTCGCCGAGGCTGAGCCGGGCGCTGCGATGGCGCTGAACGTGGCCGGCGGCATCGCGCCAATGTTCATCCCCGGCGTAGGGCTGTTGGGTAAGACCGCGCAGGCTGCGACGGGCATTAGCAAGCTGGCGTCACCGCTGGCGCGCACCATGGCCACCGGCTCCGTGCAGGGCGGGATATCGGGCATCGGTGCAGGGGAAGGCGCAGAAGAGCGAGCCACCATGGGCCTCGCGGGCGCTGGCCTTGGCGGCGTGCTGGGGGGCGCTATGTTCGGCGGGGGACGCGGCGCGCAATTTGCCCGTGACGCCTACCGCGCTCGCGGTGGCGGCGACGAGGCCCGCGCGGCAGAGACCGCCGCCGACATCTTGGCTGGTCGTATTGAGGGGCCTCCGGCCGATCTACGCACGCGCCTTGACCTTGAGCGCCGGTACGGCGTGCCCACCACGCTGGGCACCGCATCGCCTGAACTGGCCACGCTGACTGAGACCGTCATGCGCGAGCCGTCAACCTCGCGCGCTGCACTCGCCACCACTCTCGCGGAGCAGCAGGCCGGTGCGCCGCGCCGCGTGCAGACGCAGATCGACATGGCTTTTCCGGGCACGCCGGACTACTTCGCCGCCGAAGAGCGCATCCTCGACACGCTGCGGCAGAACGCCAATACCCGCTACGGCGCGGCTTATGCCGCCGCGCCGGAGGTGCGCGACCCGCTCATCTTGCAAGCACTGAACAATCCCCGCATCCAGTCAGCGTATCAAGATGCGCTGAGTATGTCTCGCGACGAGATGGCGGCGGCGGCACTGCGCGGCGAAGACCCGGCGCAGTACGCCATGAAGGAGTTCATGGAGCCTGTGCTGGACGCGGAAGGCAGCCTTATTGGTCTGCAGGCCACGGGTAAGTCGGTGCCTGACCTGCGCTCGCTGGACGCCGTCAAGCGCGCCTTGGATAGCCGCGTGTCGGCCCTCTTTGCGTCGGGACAGGGCGGCGAAGCGGACAAGGTCAAGGAACTGCGGAACGCCTTCGTTGATCGCCTCGATAAGGTCGGGCCGGCGGAGTATCGGGCTGCTCGCGCCCAGTACAAGGGCGACATTGAAATCAAGGAGGCGCTGGAGGCCGGGCGCGCCGCCAACAAACTGCGCTGGCAGGAAGTCGGCAAGCTGGCGCGCGAGTACTCGCCGGGCGAGCTGCAGGCATTCAAGACCGGCTTCGTGCAGAACCTGATGAAGCGCTTTGAGGACACGTCGCGCACGCGCAACTTCGCCGATGAGATCATCAACACGCCAAACCTTCGCAAGTCGTTGCAGGCCGTCACCGATCCGGGCGAGTTCACCGTGCTGGACGCCGCGCTCAAGCGCGAGGCTGCGCTGTTCAAGGAAGGCAGCCGCGTCATGGGCGGCAGCCAAACCTTCGGCCGCGCGGCGGAGAAGCAAGCAATTGAGGAGCGCATCGCGCAGGGCGACGTTCCCGCTGCGGTTGACCTGATCCTCAACCCTACGCCGGGCAACATCTTCCGCCGCGCCATGCAGGCGACCGCCAATATGCGGAACGCCAACGTGTCGCGCGCCACGTTCAACCAGCTTGCCAAGATGCTCAGCGCCGGCTCTCCGCAGGAGATCGACGAGGTGCTGACTGCCCTTGAGCGTGCCGCGCCTGTCCGCGCTGCTCGTGAGGCAGCGTTCGAGAGCGGCGCGACCCGTGCAGGTACGGCGGCCGCCCGCACCATCGCGCCATCGCCCGAGCTGGAGAAGGAAGAGCTTGAAGACCCCGGCGAGCTTGTCATCCCTGACCTCGGCCTGAGCGGCCTGTCCACCATGCCCGGAGGCCCGCGATAATGCGCTCCACCGACTTCCCCTTCGCCGTGACGCCGCAGCGCCTGCAGCGCGGCGGCAGCCCTGAAGACAAGCGCCGCGCCAAGCAAATGAGCGCTCTTGAACGTATGCTTGAGAGCCCCGAGTATCTGCGGCGCGGTGTGGGCGACGCGCTCGGTACGGCCGGTCGGTATCTGGCAAGCCGCGCCGGCAACCCTTCTGCCATCCCCGGCGACCTCAAGACCTTCGGCGGGATGATGTACGAAGCGGTGGCGGAGGACCCCTCGGGTTTTGCCGTGGACGCTCTACTCGCGCCGCTCTCTGGCATGCGCGATTTCGCTGATGTGCGGGAGCAGGCACGCGCCGCCCGTGCGGCCGGTGACGAGGAGCTGGCGAGCATGCTTGAACAGGCGGCGGTTGTCTCCGGCCTGTCGGCGATCCCCGTGGCCGGCCCGCTGCTTTCGCGCGGTGTGATGAAGGCCGTTCCCCGCGCCGCGAAGGCTCGCGGTGGTCTGGCTGTAAAGAAGCGCAAGGCGTAATGGGCGTTGTCAGCAAACTGGCGGTGAAGGGGGCGACGAAGGCCGCCAAAAAAGCCGCGCCTTACGCTGACCCGCCCGCCCGTGTAATCAACGATTGGCAGTGGCGGCCGCTGGCGGAAGTGCAAGAGGCACTGGGCGGTCTCTCGTCCGTTCCAGAGCACGTGCTCGACTTCGGCCGCTTCATGGCCGAGCAGGCGGGCCGTGCCGCATCCGGCGGCCTGTCGGCGCGCGATATCATCAAGGCCTTCACCGTCACGCGCTCCAGCATCCAGCGCCGCGCTGCTGAAGCCGAGCTGCTGCGAAAGGCCGGGCTGCAGCTACCAGAAGGCGTGTCGGGCAAAGTGCGCCCGGAAGGCGCGTTCAGCGAGTGGCTGGGCACGCCGGCTGGGCAATCGTATCTCGACGCCGCGCAGCGCGGCCGGATCGATGAGCGCGCTGTCGCCGACGCGGTGACAGGGATGCGCCCCTTCGGGAAGCACAACGACCTGCAGGACGCGCTGCAGTGGGCGGCGCAGAACCTGCCCGGCCGCGAGGGGCAGGCCTCTGATCTCATCGCCGCAGCGCGCGAGCAGGCCAGCCCGCCGGCAGATTGGCGTGTGTTCACTAAAGACATCCGGGGCGTCGGCCCGAGCAAGTCCGGCTTTCTGGCGTCGCTCATCGGGCGCGGTGACCAGCCGACGCTGGACGCGCGGCAGATAATCCTCAACACCGGCCGGCCGACGCGCGAAGCGTCGCCGTATCTAGCCCGCAAGGGCGGTGCTGGCGGCGTTGAAGGCGTCGAGCGTCTGTCGGCACGCCAGAAAGCTCTCAGGCTGAAGCTGCCGCCGGAACTCGATCCGTACTACCAGCACCTCGCCCATCATTCTATTTGGGACAAAGCTGGCGACGAGGTTACGACGCACAGCGACGTTGTTAAAGCCATGCGAGAGTTTGCGGTCGGAGGCCGAGTGTAATGGGCATTGTCAGCAAACTGGCGGTGAAGGGGGTCAAGAAGGCCGCGACCAAGAAGGCTGCGGCAAAGGTCGCTGCGCCGATTAATCCGGCGACTTTGATTGATCGGGAGTACGGCCCAGAGATGGCGCGCCGCGTAGCCGGGTACGTTGACCGCAACGCGCCACTGGCCGAGTGGCAGGCAATGGCCGATAAGTTCATGGATGCCGGCAAGCCCAACGCCGCGCCGCCGCGCCCATCGGCTTACACCGTAAAGCCGGCGCAGGTGGCGACCGATCCGCGCATTGAGAAGCGGAAAAAAGAACAGCAGAAAATCCGCGATCTGGAGCTGGAAATTCAGCCGCGCGCCATCGAGAAGCCCCCGGTCGAAAGCATTTACGATTTAGAGGGTCGCGGCATTCTCACGTCAATGTCAGATCTTTCGGCTGCGGGCGACGATGTCCTTGCCGTAAACGACGTGCGCCTTGATCGCCCGTTCTCGCGGCAGGGCGGCCAAGGCTTCATGTTTGAGAACCCCGGCGAGGTGTGGGCGGCGGACAAGGCAAACGCAGAAGCCCACCTTGCTCTGGCGCGGCAAATTGAGCGCGAGACCGGCAAGCCCGCGCTCTTTGCGCCTTGGTCAATGGGCCCGCTGTCGTCCATGTTCTCGCATCAGCCGCGCGGCCTGCAGTACGCTTATGCCGATGCAGCTCTCGACGTGCCGCAGAAAGCCGCGCTGGCGAGTGACATCAAGGCTGTTTTGCCCGACTGGCGGGGGTTTGAAGACCCCGAGGGCTACCAGACATTCATGCGCGCCAGAGGCAAAGCGCGCGGCCAGTTGAACAAACTGTTGGACAAGTACCGCGAGCGAGGCGGTCTTGGCACAGGCGAAGCGGTCTACGGGACAACCGACCTCGAGCAAATCGGTGCCCCGTTGCTTTCGCTGCGGAACCTCGGCGAGATTGATACGAGGTTTGGCGTGTCGGACAGCAAACACCCGTCGTATCGTTCTGGTGTCCCCGGTGAAGGTCGCGCCGTTCTTGAGGAAAGCGGCCTCGGCGCGCTGTCGCTCTTTCCCGAATTGATGAAGCAATACGGCTACACCACGCCTTTTGACTTCCCGGTTGGGGTCAAGAAAGGCGTGGCGTCGCCGTTGCGCGCGTTTCAGATGAAGCCGCAAAGCACCATAATCACCGAAGACGTTTTGCGGCTTATCGATGATCTGAGGGTGAAGGGACTAGATAAGCCGTCTTGAACTTAGCCGCCAATTCCGGGCCAAAATGCTCCCCGATGTAATCGCGGATTTCTTGCTCTGAGGCGCACCCGATGCGGTTGGCCGAACAGTGCAACTGAAAGTCGTACAGCGCTTCAGACATGGCTTTACTCGCCCGCTTCGGGCTGATCAGCGGCATGTAACGTAGTTCGCTCACGGCTTCGCCCTCTCAATGATCCGCTGGCCGAAGAAGACGATCTTCTCGCCGTCGTAGACCGCGCTGTCCTGACCCGGCTTGCCCCGGCCCTGCCGCAGTGCAGCAACGCGCCACGCTGCCTTGAAGGCGTTGGCCACGTCGTACTCCATTTGCAGCGCCTCGATGATGTCATTGCACTCGGCCGTGTACGGCTCGCCGCCGGACGTGGGCCGCTCGACGCGCACCTTGTAGTAGTCGGCGCTACCGCCGGTCAGCTTGGCCGGCTCCGGGTTAATCTCAACGGGATGCCCCCCGGGCGGAGCGTAAAAGCTGGCGCTATAGCCCCCCTTGATGGTGAACTGAGCGCCGCAGTTGTCGCAAGGTTCAACGTAATCCGGTATCATTTCTTCCTCCGTTTCAGTGCTTCCAGCAGGATTTCCTGCGTGCTCTTCTTCGACGTGAGCCGGTCTATGACGAGGTCGTCCACCGTGTCGCGGGCGAGGATCGGGTAGACGAACACCGGCCGATCATAGCCGGCCTGCGCCTGCCGCATCGGGCCGATGCGCTCAATGATCTGCATGTGCTCTTCCAAGTTCCAGTTGACCCCGTAGAAGGCGAGGATGTTGCCCCCGTCCGCGAGGTTCAGACCATGGCCTGCCGATGCAGGGTGAGCGAAAAGTAGTTCGATTTCCCCCCGGTTCCACCGTTTGATCGTATCAGGGTCAGCGTCCAGCACCCGGCCTTTAGGGTAGCGCTTGCGTAGCCGGGCCAAGTCGTGCTTGAAATTGTAGGCCACCAAGACGGGCGCGCCGTTGGCCTCCTCAATGACGCTGTCCAGCGCCTCCAGCTTGGCATCGTGCACCGCCTCCCAACTGCCATACTCATCCGTGTACAGCGCCCCGTTGGCGAGCTGCAGGCACTTCTGCGTCCGCACCGCCGCGTTGGCCGCCTCGACGCCCTCCGCGCCGATGACGGCGTACATCTCCTCCTCCATGTCGTCATACGCGCGGCGCGCCGCAGGCGGCAGGTCGATGTAGATCGGGCTGGTGATGGGCTCATCAACGGGCAGGCCGCGCACGGTCAGGCAGATGTCCTTGAGCCGCTCCTGCACCTCCTCCTGCGTGTGGTCGTAGGGCACGAGGCTGTAGCCGTCGTAGCCCTTGCGAAACCAGCGCTCGCTGAAGGCGGAGAAGGTGTGGCCTAGCCGTTCTCCCCGATCCAAAAACCACGACTGACCCCACAGGTCTTTAACGCCATTGGGTGCAGGCGTGCCTGTCAGGCCGATGAAGCGCGTGACGTGCGTGTGGGCCACCTGACCCAGCGCACGCGCCCGTGAGCCGCCCTGACGCAGCCTGAAGCTCTTCAGCCGGGTGAACTCGTCGGCGACCACGGTGATGAACGGCCACGCGTCGCCAAGCGTCTCGCGGAGCCAGACGAGGTTGTCGTAGTTCGTTGTAAAAATGTCAGCCGGCGCGTCGAGCGCCGCCTGACGCTGCTTAGGCGTGCCGGTGATGACGCTGACGCGCAGGTGCGACAGGTGCGGCCACTTCTTGACCTCGTCCGGCCACGTCGAGCGCGCGACGCGCAGCGGTGCCAGCACCAGCACCGGGTACACGTCCTCGACCACGGAGAGCGCCTCCAGCGCCGTCAGGGTGGTGACGGTCTTGCCGCCGCCCATGGGCATCCACAGGGCGGCCCTGCGCTCCTTGTACAGGTGCGCGAGGGCCTCCTGCTGGTAGTCGTGCGGCTTGAAGGTCACAGTGCTTCCCAAGGCTGCGGCCGGTGGAGCGGGCCACCTTCGCCTGCGAGCCACTCGGTGGTGTGCTCAGACGGAGCGCCCTTCCAGTACAGGCGGCCGCCGACGTACCAGCGAAGCTGGCGGCCACCGCGCGAGGTCTGCACGACGCGGGCGGCGCGCTTGCCGGCGGGGGTCAGGTCGTAGTCGGTGTTGATGACGATCTGCATGCTAGGTCTCCGTTGCTAATTAAAACGGAAAATCAGCTTCGTCGTCGTAAGACGGAAGTGCGCGAGCGGCGCAATCGGCTTCCCAAGCAGCGCGACCCAGAGGCTCAACGCCCTCGTAAGCGCACTCGTCGAGATAATCGTAATAGGCTTCGCCCTTGTTAAACTCAGCCGTGTCGCCGTAGGCTTCGCGAACGTAATCGTAACGAGCGTTAAACTCGTACTCGGCGTCTTCGTTGCGATAATCGAACATTTGGGTAACTCCTGTTTGCGTTGCTGATACACAGCATATGGCGCATGCAATCAGGCATTGCAACCCCCCTCCCGAACTTTTTTTACAATCTCGTCGATCTCCTCAATCGAACGGGCGATGAAGACCGGGACGCCGTCGCCGCGCATGCGCTCGATCTCGCGCTGCTGGTGGCCGCTGAGCCGGTCGCCGTCGGCCTTGATCTCGATGAAGGCGGCGCGCGGCCACTCCCACCAGATGAAGCAGTCAGGGCAGCCCCTGCGGCCTTCCCAGCGCGCCTTGCGGTATTGCCCGCCACTCTTCTGGACGACGCGCTTCAGGTGCTCCTGCAGCTTGCCTGCGGGCGTCACTGCTCCTCGCAGCTCCACACCGTGTCGGACAGCTTCAGCCTCGGCCGCTCGCCCTCGACGGTGAAGCTCTTGTCGATGAAGCGCAGCTTGTTGGTCGGCAGGATCAACAAGCGTTCACCTTTTGTCCGCATGAACATGAACTCCTTGCTCTGGCTCGGGTGTTCGCTGTAGCCGTCGCCGATGGGCACCGCCGTGAAGAGGTAGTCACACAATATGCCGGCCGTGCTGCGCGCCTGCAGCCCACTGAGAAACGTGTAGCTCAAGAGCGAGAAGTCCCGGCCGTAGCAATTCCACATCTGAGCCTGTGGCAACGTCCAGTCGTCAGGCTCGGCGCTGAACGCGAGGGCGTGTGGGGGCAGATTTCTATACACGGCACCGCACTCAAGCATCACAGTACAGCCCCACGCGCGGCCGGGGTGGCTGTGCAGACCGAACCAAACCGCCTGTTCGTACCCCTCACCGCCCTCGCGGATGAACGATTGATCGACCCAGACGTATTGGTGATGGGGTAGTGACGCGCTGGCGGTGTTCATATCAGTCCTTGCGGTAACGGTACGCCTCGAACCCGGCGGCGGCAAGCGGCAGGCCGACCGACCAGCCCGGATTGGTGGACATGAGCGCGGCCAGCCCCTCGCTGGTGTAGGCCGGCTCGTCCGGCGTCTCGCAGACCAGCTCGTCGTGCACGCGAATGCAGACGCTGTAGCCGGCCTCCTCGGCGCGCAGCATGCCGGACATGAACACGTCGCGGGCGATGGCCTGCACGGCATTCTCGACCAGCTTGCCGCCGTAGGTGTCGAGGCGCTGCCACTTGCGCGTGTACTGGTTGATGCCCTCGTAGCTCAGGCTGCCGCTGTCCGACACCTCCGGGCGCGGGTAGCACAGGTAGCGGCCACTCGGCAGCTTCATCCGCAGCCACGCGATGCCCTGCGCGTCGGGCTTCACGTCGAATATGATCCGGTCGCCGAAGCTCTCGCCCAGATTGTTGATGGCTGACCGCGCGGCCGCCTCCATGTCGTACCACAGGTTGCGCGTGCGCGGGTGCGCCTTGCGCCACGCCGAGACGATTTCTTGGATGGCCTCGTCCGTCATCGCGTCGAACACCTTCCCGCCCATCACCCGGTATGCGCCCACGCCGCCCTGATAGCCGCCGGCCAACTCGGGCACCTTACCCTGCAGTTGCCGCTCGGCCTTGGTGATGTCGCCGGGGTCCTTGCCGAGGATGCGGCCGGCGGTGACCTTGTACAGGTCGTGCCCCTCGCCCCGGTCATAGGCCTTGAACGCCGCGACCTTCCAGTCCTCGCCGGCCAGCCACGCCAAGACGCGCCCCTCAATGTTGGACAGGTCGGCGATGACCAGCTTCTTGCCCTCAGGGGCGACCAGCGCCCCGCGCACGGCGAACGCGCAGCGCTCGCTGATGTTGTCCCAAATCAGGTGCTCACAGTCCGCCTTCATGGCCGCGACCGTGATCGCCTGCACGTCATCGTCGAACCAGTCGGGGCTGCGCGGCAGGTTCTGCGGCTGGAACAGGCGGCCGGCATCGCGCCCAGTGCGCGCCGCGCCGCAGAACTGGATCAGGCCGCGCAGGCGGCCGTCTCGGTTCGTGGCGTTGAGCAGCACGCTGTACTTGGCCGGGCTCGTGGCGGCAGCCTGCTGCCGTATCTCCAGCAGCTCGCGCACCTGCGGATCGAGGTCACCGCCGAGCAGGTTGCCGAGCGTGGCGCGCGTCAGGTCCTCGGTCTCGAAGCCGTGAGCGTCCTTGAGGTGGTCGAGCAGGCGCTGGCGCTGCGTGGCGGACGTGACGCTGCCGCCCGTCAGAGCGGAGGCACGAGTGGCCAGAGATCGTCCAGCTCGGTCGAAAGCTCGAAGAGCAGCTCGGGCGAAAACAGTATCCACGGCAACGCCACGGTCGTTAATTCCTTGGTCACACCGCCACAGGTGCCGCTCATGATCACAATTGTTCCAAGGCGGCAGTCGTCCAAGTACGTCTCGCATTGCGTCCACATCCAGCCGGGCGTATTCGACGAAGGCATCCCACTCGGCGGGGTGTGTGTCACGGGTGGCTCTCCGTACCTTCACGTTGCTGGCCCTTGGCTTCGTAAACAGGTGTATCAGCTTCTTGCCGGCTTTGTCTTTAGCTTTGTCCTGCGGCACGTGCAGCACGTCGCAGAGCTGGCCCAGCGAGCCGGGCAGGCTGTGCTGCAGGGCCAGCACCATGGTGTCGGCGATCTTCTCCACGGGGATGTGGACGCGCTGCTCGCGCAGGACGGTGCGGTCGAAGTTGCTGTTGTGGATCACGATGCGATCTGCGGTGTCGATCATCATCTGGAGCGCATCACGCCAGCGCGGCATGTCCTGCGTGTCCCAGACGCTAACGGGCTCGTCGTCCCACGCCCACGCCACCAACAGCACCTCGGCGTCCTCCGCATAGCGGTACGCGCCGTAGGTGATCTTGGTTTCGCAGAATGTTTCGAGATCGAGGTACAGTGTGCTCATGATGTCCTCTGTTCGGGAGAGCCGCGCGCTTCGTGTATCAGCAACGCGAGGAGACCCGCACCCACGCGCGGCTCACCAGAACAGAGGCGTGCCTGCCCCACTGGGGGTCAACAGGGCAGGCACGCCCGTTATATAGACCTACAGGAGGTCCATGCCAATAGCCTTGGCGTAGGTGCTGAGCACGGCGAAGTGCTCATCCCTGTCGTCTTGAGCCATCTTGCGGATGCGGACGATCTCGCGAAGTATCTTGCCATCATACCCACGGGCCTTGGCCTCGGTGTATATGTCCTTGATGTCACCCGCGACGCCCTTCTTCTCCTCTTCGAGCGTCTCGATGCGCTCGATCAGGAGGCGCAGTTGCTCGCCTGCGCTGTTGTGGCCCTCCCCGCTCACAGGAAGTCGTCCGCGTCGAGAGCGGCCAAGTCAGCAAAATCATTGGCGGATGCCGGGGTTGAGCCGCTGAAGTTCTCACCCTCGCCAGTCAGCATAATGCCGCGCAGCGAGCAGTTGATGCGCCGGCCCCACTTATTGTCCTGCGCCCATACGTCAAGCGAGGCTGTGACAACGGCACCGCTGTGAGCCTGCTGCTCAATTGCACTCTTGCCCAAGACCTCTTCGTTGCGCCGATCATACACAGTCGGCTGTGTCTTGGCGTTCCGAGTAGACAGGTAGTGCATGCCCTCAAAGCCTGCGTAAACCTCGCCCGTCTTCTTTCGGTAAACCTTCTTCACAAAGGCGACCTTGCCGTCCTCGATAAGCCTGTTCAGGATGCTCTCGCCCTCGTCTTTCCACTCTTCCTTGGCAACTTTCAGCATAGCAGCCTCGATGGCCTTCTGCTGTTCGCTGCCCGGCTTGATGGCAAACTTCGCGCCGTAGGCGGGGGTATTCTCCCCAAAGGCCTTCGGCTCAGCAATCGCAGGGAACGACAAGGTGACGTTCTTGATGCGGATTTGTGTCTTAGCAGTCATGCAATTATCCTCTTATGCGATTAAATCGCGGAAGTCGTCCGCGACTGATTGAACGGTCAGTGCTGACCGCTTATCCGTGGCGGGTGCCACAGATGGCTTGCCCTCGGCGCGGGAGATCAAGGCCTCGGCCTTCTCCCAGCGCTTGGGTGTGTCTTTGAGCAGCTTCTCCGCCTTGGTCGGCGAGATCAGGCTGTAGTCGTACATCTCGTCCTGACGCAGGCGGAAGCTCTTGAACAGCGCCTCGACCTCGGCGTCGCTGCTCCACTTGCGGTTGCCCCTGCGGCCCTCGACCAGCTTGAAGCCGTCCACCGTCTGCCCGGCCAGCAGGCGGCGCTCGACCTCGGCGCGGACGGCCTTGCACCAGTGCTCGACCAGCTCCACCTTCGACATGGCCACGGACAAATAGTTGTCGCCCGTCGTCGTGTCTGGGGCGACGAACTCATCGAGCGTTGCGCTGCCGCTGACGACCTCTGCCACCTCGGCGGCAAGGGCCGGGCACACGGCCTTGGCCTTGCAGAACCGGCACTGCTTCTCACCGGGCACGAGCGGTGCGTCGGGCTGGCGCGTGGCTTCAGCCGCCTCGGTCACCCGCCGCTTAAAGGCCCACAGGTCGCCCACGTAAATCCAATGCTCGGAGACGTGGTTGAGGCGCGGCTGGTGGATCACCATGCAGACCTGATCGTACTCGCCGAGCTGATCACACTGCTCCAGTGCGCCGAGCGCGTACAGCATGAGCTGCGGGTTATCGCCCGCATCGATCTTGACGCCCATGCCAAACTTAAGGTCGATCACGAACAGCGCGCGGTTGGCCGTGTCCACCACAATGGCGTCGCTGGTGCCGCCGGCACCGTCCTCGCCCGTAATGTGGCCGATGGGCACGCGCTGCTCGACCAGCAGCAAGCCGCGCTCGCCGTAGTCAATGACGAGGCGGCAGTAGTCGTCTACGTAGTCGGCCATGCTCTGGGTCACGGTGAAGGTGAAGCCGTCCACGTCGTGCTGCTCGCCGACGCGCTTGAACGGGTGCTGCCCCGTGCCGTCGAGGTACTCACTGGCCAGCGTGTGCGCCAGCGTGCCCTCGGCGGCGTAGGAGCTGCTCTGATCAGGGAACGCCGCCTCAAGGGCGACGCTGCCGGGGCACGCCATCCAGCGGTGCGCGCCCGATGGGCTGAGCTTGGCGTGTGCCATCAGAAGGGGCTCTCTTCGAGGTGGGTGATCAGCTCCGGCCAGCGCTCCGCAGGCAGTTGCGAGGCGCGCTCGACGCCGAACTGGGTCATGATGCCCTCGACGAACGGCTTGCCTTTCGTGGCCACGGCGCGCAGCACGATGGGTGCCACGTCCTTCTCGAAGCTGAGCGCGGGTGCGTCGGTCACGGGTGCTGCAGGCTCAGCCGGCGGCGCGTAGGCCGCTTCGTCCTTCGCTTGTTTGCGCTCCTCCGCCCACGCCTTGCTGGCGATGCGGTCGTTGTCGCTGTCCCGCAAGCTGTTACCAATGGCAATCAGTTTGTCGGCCAGTTCGCCAAGGCTGTTGCCTGTCACTTCGATCTTGATCATTTCTTCAGTTCCTCAATGAGACGGTCGCGCTCGGCGATCATCAGTTCCAATTGCTCAATCTCGGCGTGCAGCTCATAGATCTTGTCGTCGAGCTGGTTGCAGTCGATCTGCAGGTCGTGGGCCTTCTGCTGCCACTCGGCCAGCTCCTCGCGGGCCTCCACGTCCATGTCCTTCAGGCGCTCGCCCAGCACGATGGCCAGTTCGTGGCCGCTGTCGCGAGCGTCGTCGATCAGGCGCGACGTGTCGCAGGTGCGCCAATAGTTGCGGTCGTTCATGTCAAAAGTTCCATGGCTGGGCGTCGTACTGGGCGGCAACGAGGCGGGCCTCGCGCTTGCCCTCGACGGCGTGTTCACACAGGTGGGTGCGGCGTCCCGCGTCGATGATCTCGATTTGGACCATCGCGCGGCCCTTGCCGAGCTTGTAGAAGTTGGCTGCCTTGATCATCGGATCAGGCCTTGCGCGCCACGACCTTGACGGTCGTGTAGCCCTTGCTGACCTTCTGGTTCTTGCTGAACCAGCGGCCGTCCACGCCCAGCTCGCGGAGCTTGGCTTCGGCGGCCTTGGCGTCGAGCGACTGGCGCTCGGCCACTTCCGACACCGTGGCGCGGAACAGGCTGCCGTCAATGGCAGTGTCGCCCATGTTGACGATGAGCGCGATCAGGTTGGCCTCGACCGCCTTCAGTTCGGCGATCTGGGCCTTGATGTTGCCGAGGCGGTCTACGACCGAGGCGGCGAGGTCGATGGTGTTGGGCTGGGTAGCCATTGGGTCTCTCCTTGGGTTGCTGATACACACCATATGGACTTATCAATCTCACATTGCAAGCCCCCTATTCGTAAAAAATTACGATCCCGTTTTCCATCCGCAGTGGGCCGTCCTTCTCCCTGCTAAGGTTCTGAATTGCCCGGACAACTGACTGGCGGCGGATGTCACGTTTGCCTGCATCGGGCGCTGGTAACATATCGCAAGCCTTGCGGATCAGGTCCTCCGCGCGAACAATTGCATCCGTCGGGAATGTCGCCATTACCTCCAGCAGGTGGGTCTCAAGGCGGCCGCGACGCTTCACGTTTTTCTTGTCCTCAACAGCCGCCGGGCGCACGTCATCCTCGACCGCAACGCAGCTCGTGATGTCGTCACCGTCGTCGTCGAGGCCGAGCAGGATCGTCTCCAGCTTAAAGCCCCATGTCGTTCCATCCTCGCCGTCTTTCATCTTGCTCAGCCGGATGGCGCGTGCGCCCGTGTTCTCATCGCGCGTGATCTCAATCTCGGCGTCCATGGCGGCCTTGATGCCCGACCAGCCGCGAGCGCCTTTGCTGGCGTCTTTGCCTGAGTGGTGTACGAGACCGACCGTTGCGTCCGTCACGTCGCTCAGTACGCGCACGTTGGCCAGAGCGCGGCCCATGTCTTCGCCCGTGTTTTCATTGGCTCCCGGCGTCACCTGCGCGAATGTATCCACCACGACAAACGACACGTCCCCCACGGCCTTGATCGACGCGGCCAGTTCAGTCACGTCGCCCTCCTCCATGAGGTTGGGCGGCACGACGATCACGCCAATGTCGAGATCGGCCAACGGGATGCCCCGGTGCTGCGCCAGCGCCTTGATGCGTTTGCCGTAGCCGCCCGCGCCCTCGGCGGCGATGATGACCACGCGGCCCTTGCGCGCCTTGCAGCCGCGCCACGGCGCGCCGGTGGCGATAGCGGCGGCTAGATCAAGGACGACGAAGCTCTTGCCTGAGCCAGACGCGCCGTAGATCGTGATGATGTCGGCGGCTGGGAGTACGCCCTTGATCAGCCAGTCTGTCGGCCTCTGCGAGCTGATCTCGTCGGCCGACAGGACAGGGAACTTGCCGGTGTAGCCGGGTGGCGTGTGCACGCCCTCGGGTGCATCCAGATCAGCGACGAGTGCGTCGGCCGCCTCGGCCACGCTCGCCGCCGAGCTAGGGCGGCTCTGGGCGTCCTTCGCCATCTTGATCACCGAGGCCATGGTAGTCTGCCGCTTGCCCGGTGCAGCTCGGAAGCTCTCCCACTGGTAGCGCAGAGCCTCGGTGCCGGGGTACGTGTCCCCGTCCTGTGACCACTCGTCCCAGATTTCGAAGCCGTCGTCACCGCCGTCCGTCTCATGCTTCAGCGCCATGCCGACGCGGATCCAGTCCGCGCGACCCATGCTCGGGTCGAGGCTGTTGACCAGCGCCTCCATCTCGTTGATCGTCAGGCCCAGCCGAGGCTCGCGGCCGGCCATGAAGTCGTCGGGGTCAACGACGTTGTTGGTGAGGGAGCCACCGAAGCGGCGCTCGCACAGGTCGATGACGTGCTGGTCCACCTCGGCCACCGTGTTCTCAAGACCGATCATCTCGCAGGCGGGGAGGATGTTGCCCGTGAACGTCACGAACATTGACGTAGAGAACGTCTCAAAGCCGTAGCGGTCGGGCGCTGCCTTGCTCTTGTGGTTGCCCAGATTGCCCTTCAACGCGGCGCGGATGCCTTTACCCGATGGGCTGAACTCGGCATACGTCCGGGCGACGATCTGCTCGATCTCAGTGGGTATCTCGCCGCTCGGGCCAACGCAGTTGTCAAAGTCCAGAAACGTGTAGCCGAAGTCTGGCATCGGGGCGAAGCCCACGCCGTCATAGCCCATGCGCGCAGCCGCATCGCGCGCTGCGGGGAACGTGGTCAGGCGTGCGCGGTCGGTCGGTGAACCCTGCTGACCGTGGCGGATCGTGCCGTCGGTCCAGTACGGGACTTTGCGCGGCTTGGATTCGTTGGGGTATTGTTCGAAGCGCCAGATGAGCCATGCCGGCACCATCCGCAGTTCCTCCGGCACCTCAAGGGCGCGGATTTTGGGCGCAATCGCCCTGACGCTCGCCATGTCGTCGTCCTCCACGGAAGTTTACAGCAGGTCGGCGCTTGCACTCGGTACGGCGAGCGCGCGGACGAGGTCAGGGCTCATCAGATCATCGCGCGGGATGCCGTAAGCCCCCTCGATCACGACGGCCTTGTCCACCGGCACCCAGCCGCGCCGCTTCCATGCGTACACGGCCTGATGCGACACGCCCATGCTGCGGGCAAAACGCACGATGCCGCCGCCCTTGCTGATGGCGAGGTTGATGGCGTCAATGCGGGTCATGCGTTTTCTCTACTGATCTCGTGGCGGAAGCGCTCGTCTCGAATGCCGAAGAGGCGCGTCTTCTCCATGTACTGCGATTTGAGCTTGGCCAGCCGGTCATTGACGGCAGCCAGCTCGGCCTCCAGCCGATCGCGCTGGGCGAAGAGGTCGAGTGCCTCGGCGATCATTTCCGCACGCCCTTGGCCCCGAAGCGGCCAGTCTTGGGGTCGCGGAAGAAGGCCTGCTTGAGGGTGTCCTCCAGCCGTTCGAGCTTGGAGCGCAGGACGCGGATGACCAATTCGTTGGTCGCGGCCTCGGACGCTTTGGTCTCGGCCTCGCCGAGCTTCACGTACAGGGCCTCGATCTCGCGCTGCTGGCTGGCGGCGAGCCACTTGGCCTCACGCAGTGCGCCCCACGGGTTGATGATTTCACTGATGCTCATTGGTCTCTCCTGTGGCTGAGTAGGATAGTGTGACAGATGCAATGGCGGCTTGCAATGGCTCTCGCGTCAAATTAGCACGACCCCGCGCCCGGCCGTTGGCGCGGGCAGCCTCATAGACGGTCGGGCGTTGCGCCTTGAGCGCCGCCGTGCAGCGCGCCACTGAGCCCCAGCCGTAGTCGTGGGCCAGCTCGCTGAGCGTCCGGTTGCCGATGTCGCGGCTGTCGGACGGCAGCGTCGGCATGGTGCCGGGCGGCCGGGGCGGGTTGTGGGTGCGACGCGGCGGTGCCTCCTCCTTGGCCACGCGCGCCTCTACGGCTGCGTGCTGCGAGATTTGGCTCCTGAGCCGCTCGTTGGCGTAGATGCGCTCGCGGCGGCCGTCAGGGTACAGCCACCAGAAGCGACGATTGTGGATGATGGGTTTGCGGGTCATGCGTCATCCTCTTCGGGGTCGTGGCCGTACCGCTCGCGATAGACCTTCAGACCGAGCAGAAGAAAGTCCCGAAGGTCCGGCGGCTCTTCGTTACGCTCATCAAAGAACTCGGCGTAAGGTATGCGGTAGGTGTAATGCTCGCCGTTGTCGGCGAAGGCGTCCTCAAGGAAGACGACGATGTGGCCGTCCATGAGGTAGATTTCGAGGCGCTGCTCACGCAGCCACCGCGAGACGGCTTTGTTGATGAGCGTCTCAACGTCATCGAGATTGACGTGGAAATCGATGTCGCCCTTCGTCGTCTCGGGATCGGGGTGCACGTATGTCATGATCTTTACCAGTCTGTGTCATCAAGGTCGTCGAGGGTGATGGGCGGCTGCCGAATGATGATGTAGGCGGCCGTGCCCACGAGGGCGAGGATAGCTAAAGCCAGCCAGTTGTTGCTCGTCATCGTGATGTCCTTTCCAGTGCCCATAGGGGGGCGCAGCGCTCGCCTGCGGCCGTGTCCACCAGCACCATCTGGTGGTCCTGACAATAGGCCTTGGCGCGCTGGCGGGCCTTCTCCTCCCACGCGCACACCCACAGCAGCAGGCCGAGGACGACACCGAGGGTGCAGATGACGATGATGGCTATGCGGTTAGTCATTGGTCGTCTCCTTTCGCTGTTCAATTTTATAGTCTTTGTGGACGAAGCCGGGTGTGTCGCCCTTGACCACCGTCGCCTGCACCCAGTGGCGCACGCCCTTCTTGCTGGTTCGGTAAAAGCCCCGGCGCAGGTGGGCTCGCGGCGACGCGTGCGTGCCCCCGCCCTTGCCGGCTGGCCGCGTCTTGGGCGCGCCGATTGTCAGCGTCTTGTACGTGAAGAGCGGGGCCTTGTCCCTGATGCGCCGCGAGCGCGCCTCCTTGGCGTCAGCCAGCACGTCCGTTGTCTCCACATCGTGGTTGGCCAATATCTGGCACACGCCTCCATACAAATTCAAAAACGGCGCGTAGCTTTTAGTGTCCCTTGGCTCTGTCCACGGATGCCGCCGCGAAAAGTCCTTCAGCTCCAGTTGCCACGGCTCATGGAACGACGCGTCGCTGTACCGGATACGGCATGTCACCGCCGTGAAAAGCCACTCGTGTAATTCAGGAGCGAGCGCCCGCGCGCTCTCGTGCATGCGGCAGATGAAGTTCAGCTCAACGTGCTCGCCGGTGTCACGCGCGATGATCAGCCCGGCGGCACCCTTTACGCCGAACATTTCCCCTTCCAGCGCAGTGACCGGGTAGGGCGGCCGCAAGTCCGACAGCAGCATTGGCTTGCTCTCGTCCAGCTTGACGCTCTGCGGGCTAATAAACTTGACGGCATGGCGCGCAGTAAAATTGAGCAGGTCGCGCAGCTTCGCGTGTTCAGCACCCGATGCCGAGCCCCGCTTCCGGCTGACATCCATGAAGGTGGTAAGCAGACGGCCGGGGCGGGTCATGTCAGTAGCCCTCCGCCCGCAGCTCACGCTTCACGGCGTTGAGGGCGTAGACCTCGGACAGGCTGCGGAGCAGCAGGGTCTTGTCGCCGGAGTGGTCGAAGAAGGCGCGGGCCGTCATGACGCGGTCAACGGCCGCGAGCAGGTGGCGCTGCAGGATACGCACCTGCCGGCCCTTGAGGCGCGTGAAGCTGCGGTGGGCCTTGTCGGCGTCGATGTTGCGGTAGGCGGTCATGGCGGTGTCTCCGGTGGGTGGGGCGGCGCGGTGGCCGCCCCCGGCTGTTGGTCACTTAAAGCTGAGACCAGTCTTTTGGCAGTTGCGGCTGTAATGATCCTTGCCAAACCACACCCAGTCCGATCCGTCATTCTTCAGGCTAACAGTGGCGGGCCACCGCTTTGTGCTGGTGCGATAGCGTCCGGTGAAGTCCCACGAAACGATGCTGCCATCGTCGTAGCGCACCGCGTTAACGCGCTTGGTTTCACGACCGAGTGTGGCTTCAACGGTGCCGATTTCGCGAGTGCGGTCAGTGCTGCCCCACAGTTCAGTGCCGGTGGCTTCGAAGGTGCTGGCGTTCAGGATGGTCATTGGGTGTCTCCGGTTGGTCGTTGCTGATGACCTCTTCTCTCATATCCAACGTGGGGTTGCAACACCTATTTTTGCAGCATGAGCACTTTTTTACACATGCTGCAGCATGCAGCATTAGCAGCACGGTGCAGCAAGATGCATCATGCTGCAAATGGTGCAGGTCGGGTAATGCAGCATTTCTGCAGCACGGAGGGGGTACACCCCCGTAGGGGGTGCCCCCCACTGCTGCAAATGCTGCACCGAGCAGATGCTGTGCTGCGCTGTAAAAATCCATGGTGTGATGACCAGCCCCGGAAGCTGAAGATGCAGCGTGATGCGTCGTGCTGCAGATGCTGCAGCGCTTCGTAAAATATCGCTTGCAACGGTGCGTTGCATGTGAGAGAAGAGGTCATCAACAACGCAAACGGAGACACCGACATGACCGACCTCGACACCCTCCTCGCCGAAATCGACGCCGCCCCGAAGAGCGGCCCGGTGTCCGACAACATCACCGCCGAAGAAGCTGCCAAGCGCTACAGCAACCACGCCCTCGCCACGTTCCACTATTTCAACGACAACGGCATCCGCGCTGAGTGGTCGGAACTGGGCAGCCGGCTGCTGGCCTTCGGTCGCGGCTACCTCGCCTACGGCGACACCGGCTATTACAACGAGAGGCTGTATGCACTCGCTCGTTATGATCGCAAGCGCGTCAACCCCAACGAGCTGTGGGCTATCGTCAGCGGCATTCGCAAGACCATCGAGCGCGGCAACGCCTTCCTCGCCGAGAACAACGCCTGAGCAGCACGGGGCGGCGACAGTGCCGCCCCTTGTCGTTCGGCCGGCTGGGTGTTATCTGCTGTGGGCTGGTAGTCCTGCCACGAAGCGGAGCATGCAGATGGCCGATGACATTGTCGGTAGTAAAAAAATGGGTCGGCCGCCATATGAGGCGACGGACGAGCTTCGCGCCAAGGTGCGGACGTGGGCCGCTGTCGGCACGACACAGGAAGTGATCGCCGCAGAGCTTGGCATCTGCATCGACACCCTCGCCAAATACTATCGGGACGAACTCG